TGACCTGCAGCTGGACTTGTTCCAGAAGGTGCAGCTAATGTTCTATTAGCACCTAGTGTAACTTTTGCAACTGGTGAAGCTATAACATCCCAACTAATTGTTGATGCGTCTGTTAATGTATCTTCTACATTTAATACAGCACCTGTAATTTTAGTTAATCCGTTAGCATCTGCTGTTAAAGTTTTAGATGCAGCACTTGTACCTAATGTTGAAATATCGTTGTAGTTTATTTCTGCAGCTGTTGAACTAATTGCTGTGCTACCTAATGTAAGTCCACCTTCTGGTATAACAACACCACTACCAGATTGTGCTGTAAATGTATTTGCTGTAAATTGAAAATCATCTGCACCTGCAATCTTAATATCTATTTGATCATCTGTATCTGCTGTAATACTTGTATCAGCATCAGCATCTAATATTAGTTCTTGACCATTAACATCTAGTGTTCCTGGTGTAACTATATTACCAGATAACTTAGCTGATGTTACAGTTGAGTCCGAGGGAGTACCGACTGAAAGAGTATCCCCTAATAAAATAACGAAGTCTATAGAGTCACCCGTAGCTAAATTACTAGAAAATGTAAGAGTAGACGAGCTGACTGTAAAACTAGATCCTGGCTTTTGGATTACCCCGTTCAAACTACATAGTATATGGTTGGCAGATTCTGGCACTACATTTGTAGAGCTTACTTGTAAAGTGTAGGCAGCTTGTCCATTTACAACTGATATCGCATCACAGACTTGATAATTACCTACTAGGGGTTCCTTTCCTATGTACATTCTGCTATTCTCCTGGTTTAGTTGGCCACGTGGCGTTATTTACTTTTTCTACTGTATCTAATCCAGATGGTAAATCTCTTAATGATTGTCTATAAGTTTTCCAATCATTACTCATAGTTACATCTGAGTTAGCCATCCAATCTGTTTCAATTAATAATTTATTTCTTTTACGTCTTAATATCGTTAAAGCTATTTCAAGTGCAGTAGGTGCTGGAGGTACATTAGAATATAGATCAGCTTCTTCTGCATCGGTCATTAAAACTCTTTGACCATTTTCCATTTTATATTTTGTTGCCATAATTAATCCTTATTTTTTAAATCCATAAAATTCATAATTAGTACCATTCGCAAAATCTCCACCAGAATCAAAAAATAATATAAAACCAGGATTAGTTTCTGTTCCGTCATTTCTTCTAGCCATGCCATGATTTGCTTGAAAATCATCTGTGTTGTTTGCTAAAGAAAGTGTCCAGTGAGATTGAGTAGCAACTAAATTACTTAATGGAGAAAGAAAATGCATTATCATATTAAATCCTTCATTAGTGTCATTTCCTATACTATCATAGGAAATTTTAATTAAACTATGACCATTACTATTAAAACCATTTCCATTGTCAGCTATTCCACCTACTCTGTATGAGTAATCACTACTGCCAGACACATTACCATTATCAGCTGAATTTCTATATCTCATATTCATCATAATACCATCACCAGCGGCTTTACCTCTGACTATCAACATATAGTGATCATGAGCTGATGTTACATGAGTTGAAGTGATTTGTATTGTAGATGTTGTGCTTGTAATATCTCCAGATGTTAATAAAGTCATTCCAGGAGATGCTTTAATATGTGAGTAGTCCAATCTTTTTAATGTACCAGCATCTGATATTAAAAATTCGTCTGTGTCTGCAGGTTCAGCTGCGAGTTCAGTCATGCCAGTAATCACAGTAGCATCTAAATGTTCCTCAGAAATAGCATTATCAGCTATTTTAGCTGCTGTAACAGCATCTGCACCTAGAGCAGTTGTGTCTACTTCACCTGCTGTAAGATGCTCAGTGCCTATTACATCATCTGCTACTTTAGCGTCTGTTACTGCGTCTGCATTTATTTTTGCAGTTGTAACACCATTATCTGCAATTTTAGCTGTAGTTACTGAATCGCTTGCTAATTTATCTGCGGTTATTATACCGTCAGTTATTTCACTTGCGGTTACAACCTTATTGTGTGGTTTTTGTCCTATATAGGGCATGCTGTTGTTCTCCTAATTATTACGTTATTTCCATTATTGATAGAGTGCCTGATAGTTTATCTGCTACAGAACAATCGATCTTTATTTCATCTGATGCTTCTAATACGACCTTACCACCCGACAATAATTCAAGTGACGTGCCNGCTGGGATGGTCACGTCTTTCACTAAGAAAGATGTACCATTCGCAACATCATTAGCACCGCCTCTAGCACTTGTATCACTAACTAATTCTACCTCTGCAGTTACTGCAGTTGTATGAATGTTAGTAAGTATAAGGCCAAGAACAACTGTAGTTGTGCTAGATGCACAAGTATACATTTTATAAGCTGTCCCTGCCGAAGCTGGTTCTGCCGCAAAAGTCACTACTTTGAAAGTATTTGCCATTTTTTATCTCCTATTTACTTAATAATATTATATCGTTGTTTAAAAAAAAGTCAATGATTATTTACCCAAGGGCAATTGCTAGAGCTGTTGGGTCGTCAATATTTGCACTAACTAAAGTTACTACTCTAGATAATGCAGCTTTTCTATTTGTTCCGCCTGCACCATCATCTACTACTATTAAATCTGATGTTGTTAAAGCAGCATTTATATCTGTACCACCATCAATATCTAAATTATCTATTGAAAATGCACCTGCTGCTGCACCTACATATGTTTTAATTCTAGAAGCTGCAGTTTTTCTTTCTGTTCCACCTGCACCATCATCAACAATAAATAAATCTGCATCTGCTAAATCTGCACCAATATCTGTAGCACCATCTATTTCTAATGCACCTATGTCTACTTTACCTGCTGTAGATATTGTAGATAATTTACTATCAGCTATAGATCCAGCTAACATTGCATTAGTTACTGTGCCACTATCTCCTGTTCCAACTAAGTTACCTGTTGAAGTTGGTAAAGTTAGTACCGCTGAACTACCTGCTGAGTGTGCAGGTCCTTTTAACTGCACCCCGTGGGAGTTCTGTTCGCAATTAAATTGAATTGTACCTGCGTTATCATTACCTTTAACAGTTACATGACCTGTACCATTAGGTGCTAATTCTAAATCTGCATTAGATGTAGTAACAATATCTGCACCATTCATATCAAGATTACCACCTAATTGTGGAGTAGTATCTTCTACTACATTAGATATAGCTGCTGATGTAGCAAGTCCTGCTACTACTGCTGATCTTGCGATTTTTTTAAGACCACCACCTGAAGTATCAACTGCTAAAAATACATCATCATTAGCTACTGTAGATATTTCTGATAATGATCCTACTGCTATAGAATTAAAATTTGTACCATCTGCAATTAATAAATTACCTGCAGTATTTGTACCCATGATAATATCATCACCTGTTACAGTAAGATCTCCACCAACTACTACATCACTATTAAATGTTGCTTTACCTGCTTCACTACCATCGAGTGTAAGCATAGTAATATCAGCACTGTTATCAGTTCCTTTGAATATAATATCTGTATCGTTTGCAGCTGCATCAATAGTAATACTACCTGAACTAGTAGTTAAATTAATTGCTGCATCTCCAGATGAAAGATCATCTGCTGCTACACTAGCACTTGTGTAAGTATTAAGTGCACTAACAGCAACTTGTTTCATAGTACCATTATCATTTAAGATAATTCTATCAGCATCAACAATAGTTACTGAAGAGGCACTGTTATCACCATCTAGTATATTTATTTCTGTTGCAGTAGATGTAACACCATCTAATATATTTAATTCTGCTGCTGTAGAAGTTACACCATCAAGTATATTAAGTTCTGCTGCAGTTGATGTAACAAGTGTACCATTTAAATTAAGAGCATCAATATTAGCTGTGCCATCTATAAATAAATCTTTAAATTCTAAACTTGATGTACCTAAATCAATATCATTATCTGTAATAGGTACAATAGCACCATCTTGTATTCTTAACTGTTGTACTGCTGCAGAAGATACTTCTACATAAAATTCTAAATGATTATTAGTTGTATCTACAAGTATTTTGTTTAAAGCATCAGAGTCTCTAAGAGTAGTTACAGGTCCACCATCACCCGCAGTACCATCATGCGTGTGTCCTGTAGATGCATTAAATGCTGCTAATAACTGGTTAAACTCATCATTAGAATGAGCTGCAGTTATAGTATCACCTGATGTAAATGTTGATTGTCTTGCTGAATAGCCTGCCATTATCTTCTTCCTCCTGGAGTAAATTCTAGCTGAAAGCCTTTAATTGAAAATGCATCTGAACTACTTTGATCATCTATCTTTAGTGCAACTGCAAATCCTGATCCTTCTACTGATTGTCTTATTAGTGGTATACCTGATGCATCGTATGTTGCATTATTATATAAAGCAACTCCATATACTGCTGCACCTCCACCTGATGTTATTGATATTTTATCTGGTTGTGGTGTATTCTGATCNTCATAATCATATCTAACTGCAAGGTCTGCTGTAACTGTTGTACCTTCTCCTTCGTAGTTTAGATTAACTCTTTGCATATANTTTCTAACACCTGGATCTCCCATTACCATATCTGGAGATCTAAATACTGCTAGTATCGTAGAGTTAGTTGATCCATTAGCGAATGTATTACCTGTTTCCATTTTATATAGAAAACCATCAAATCCACCAAATACTTGTGTTTCAACACCACTTATAAAATCTGAGTCTGTGCATGATGGTTTAATACCTATCATGTCTGAGTATTCAAAACCAATAGATCCNNTATTAGGATTAGTTTTTAATACACCTATAATTCCTTTTGCTGAACCTTGTGGNCCTGTAGTTGTAGGATAAAATAATCTATATTGTGATTTATCTCTAATAACTAAAGATGATATTCTATTTAATCCTATATCATCAATTCTAGACTGTATCTGTCTAGAGATAGAACCTAGTTCAACGTCACCAATTCTTGCCGTACCTGCAATAGTTCTTAATCCATCTGGTGCTAAGAATATAACATCACCACCAATCTCCTGGATACTACCACCATCTCTACAACCTATATTTCTTGTAACTTCTTGTACTGCAAAATTACTAGATGTTGTACCTGTTAATTTATATATTCTATCTTCACAGAATATAATTAATTCATTTCTAAATACTTTTAATCCAACAACAGCTGAGTCAACTTTAAATGAACCAGCACCACTAGCTGATGTAAAATTATCTTCTTCAAA